CGTCCATGAAGCACAAAACATTTACTTTGCACTAACTGGGGAGGAGTTGAGCTTATGACACAGAATGAAATCATAAGACAAAGATTCCCTCATGAAAGGACTCAAGGTATTGCAGATGATCTAGGACTCAGTTATTCTCAAGTTGCTAGCAGAGCATCTACAATGGGCCTTAGAAAAACTTTAGAATTTAAACAGTCAGAGTCTTCTGGTAGAACAAATCTCATTGAAGGTGGTAAAAGGTTTAGATTCAAAAAAGGCAACGTGCCATTTAACAAGGGCAAAGAAATGCCAGCAGAAACATATGAGAAAGTCAAAGCTACAATGTTTAAACCAGGTAATAGACCTCACAACTGGAAGCCTAACGGAACTATAGTAGAGAGAAAAGATACTGATCTAAGTGGTAGAGTATATCTATACTACAAGCTAAGTGATAGCAAGTGGATTCTATATCATAACAAAATATGGATTGATGCTAATGGACCAATTCCTAAAAAGCACATAATAACTTTTATAGATGGTAACACCAGAAACTGTCAACTTGAAAACTTAGAATGCATAAGCATGAAGGACAATGTCTTAAGAAACAGCGATAATTAAATTAACAAGTAAACTAAACAAGAAAATCAATGGCAAGAAACAAAATTAGTGATCTACGTGACCACATGTTTGCAGCACTAGAAAGACTTAATGATGAGTCTTTAACTAATGAACAGATTAAAGAAGAGGTAGATAAGGCAAAAGCTATCAGCTCTATTGGATCAGTTATCATCAACTCAGCTAAGCTAGAGGTAGACTATCTTAAGGCTACTGGAAGGATAGACTCAGACTCTGACATCTTTAAGAATATTGACTCAAAGAAACAATTATCATGAAACAGACAGCAGTAGAGTGGTTTTTTTGGAAACTATATGTTTTAAAAGAAGTAGAATATGAATCAATTATGGAATTGTATGAACAAGCCAAAGAAATGGAGAAAGAGCAGATAATTGATGCTTGTAACATAGATAAGCGTCAATACGATAATGCAGAACAATACTACAACGAAACTTTTAAATCAGAATAAGATGAAACAGACAGCAGTACAAATGGTATTTAGTGACTTAGAGAGTAAATATCCATCAATTTTTAACATGTTTACTCAAGATGGTAGAGACTTTGTCAATCACTTTCATAAATATCTAGCAATAGAAAAACAGCAACTAAGTGATGCATACAATCATGATAGACCTAATCTATGTGCATACACAGAAGGAACGGCATTTGAAGAATATCATCAAGAAACATTTAAGAAATCATGAAAAGAACAATATTAAAACTTCAACACAAAGAGAAAGAAGACTTGTTTATAGTTGTCAATGGTGGAGTAGCTCAAGCCTATGATGTATCTGAGAGATACAAAGGTAAAGGATACAGAATTAAGCAAATTACACCAGCTCAAATATGTATCTTTCAAAATGAGAAATGCCCTATAATTAGTGAGCATCTGAACTACTACACTATTTTTCACAATGAACAAGAAATCAAAGTCACATCAACACAAATAAAGATACTATGATTGAGAAAATAAAATACATGATTAAACTTTACAATCTGACCACCAGTTGTAGAGATAGAGACTTGATCTACAAAAGAGCTTATGTTTATTCAGAGCTGCAAAAATTAGGAATGAATCTGTCAGAGATTGGTAGATTATTGGATAAACACCATGCAACTGTCATCAATGGACTAAAAGTAGACAATCAATTCCAAAGTTGTGACAGAATATATGATGATGCTATAGCTCCAATTAAAGATTATCTTTATCCACCAGTACAACTACCTAAGTACTCTATCTTTGAGGATGTTATCAAGTGTAATAACACCACAGATTTAAAGATTATTAAGGATAGATTAGCTAACAATCAGTACATAGAAAGACAGGTGTAAAGTGTAAAGTGTAAAGTGACTTTACAGTAGGTAAAAAAAAAAAAAATACAAAAAAAATTTTAAAATCAGTTTTACTGTAAACTTTACACCTAAAAGCTCTGTATCCTTGATAAAAACTAGGATTTTACTGTAAAGTCAGGTGTAAAGTCACTTTACAGTAGTTTACACCTAATTTTTTTTTGTAAATAAATAAAAATTACTATTTTTGTCAAGTGAAAATTAACAATGCAGAAGGTTAATTTGTAGTCACAAGGACATTATTTAAAGCTCATTAGTCAAAGGTGCTGCATCACTGGAGATTAATGGGCTTTACTTTTTTAAAACATTATGCAGAATGGATGAATTACAAGCATTAAATTTTCTAGAATACTTTTCAGTCATTACTATTGGAAAGGATAAAATTCCTAATCATGCATGGAAAGAATGTCAATCTGAGAAATTAACAGAAGAACAATTCTTAATTAATCTAAGAAAACCAACTACAGAAGGTATTGGAATAGTCACCGGCTTTGAATCATTAGAGGTAATTGATGTTGACACAAAGGTATTCTCAACACAACTAGAAAAGGATCAGTTTTGGAAAGAATACTATCAGACTCTTAAAGATAACATCTTAGACTTTGAGAATAAGTTTTCAGTCTATGTCACAAAAAGTGGAGGTTATCATATTTTATACAAGTCAAAGCGAGTTGTTGGTAACACTAAGATAGCTAAGTTAAAAGGACATAAAGAGGCTGTAATTGAAACTAGAGGTACTGGTGGCTATGTCTTTGTTTATCCGGGTAAAAGATATCAGAATACAAGGTCTTATTTTCAATTAGAATTTATTACAGATGATGATAGACAAACATTGTGGAATATCTCATCAGCTTACAATCACATTGAGAAAGCACCAGAAGAGCCAAAGAAAGAGCCAAAGATATACTCAGATGATGAGGTGACACCTTGGCAAGATTTCAATGATAAAACAGATATCTGGTCCGTTATTCAAGATGATTTCTTTATCCCTACCAATGGTCAAAAGAAAGATCACTATTTAATCAAAAGACATGGAGCTACTTCTGCTCACTCAGGTAGTGTGTTCAGAGATAGTGGATGCATGTATCTATTCTCTACTGGTACAATCTATCCACATGAGCAGTTAATATCTCCTTTTGTAGCCTATGCTTACAAGATGCACAATGGTGACTTTAAAGAAGCTACTAAGGATTTGTATGAGCAAGGATTTGGATCAAGAAGAAAGAAAGAGATTGAAAAGGATAAACCTAAGATTGATAAACCTTTGCCTATCTCAGGTATTGATTTTCCATTAGATATATTTCCAGAAGAAATACAGCATTACATTTTAGAATGTAACAAAAAATTAGATGCTAATATTGACTACATGGGATGCAGTTTACTTTGGTTAATTTCAGTTTGTGTTGGTAATACCTATGAGATTGAAGTTAAAAAAGGATGGACTGAGCCTGGTGTAATTTGGTTAGCTGTAGTAGGTAGAGCTGGTATAGGTAAGACTCCAAGTATTGACAATATCATTAAGCCATTGAATGTATTGAACTTCAAAGAGATAAAGAGATATTCTGATCAGATGGAAGTATACAACTACTACAATGATTTAACTAAGAAAGAGAAAGAAGAACATCCTGAGCCTATGAAACCTAAAAAAACTCAGTTTATTGCTAATGACATTACATTAGAGGCATTGGTTGACTTACACCAGGAGTCTGATAATGCAGTTGGTGTGTTCAAAGATGAGCTTGCTGGATGGTTTAAAGACATGAATAAGTATAGAGCTGGATCTGATTTAGAATTTTGGCTATCATGTTGGAGTAGCAAGTCAGTATCTGTGAATAGAATGACTAGAAAAGGATCATTTATTGAGAGACCATTTATACCAGTGTTAGGTGGTATACAGCCAAGTATCTTTAATCAATTTGCAACTGATGAGAATAAAGACAATGGTTTCTTAGATAGAATGTTATTGAGCTTTCCTGATGCAAAAGTTGAGGAGTACAATGAGAATGAAATGCACATAGCTGATATCATGTGGTATAGCAACACTATCACTAGATTTTATCAAGGGTTAAAGAGTGCATTTATTAAGAGAGATAATGATGGCAAAATAATCACTAACACAGTTAAATTTAAACAAGAAGCCAAAGAAGAATGGAAGCGTATCTTCAACAGAATAACTAAGGAGCAAAACAATGATGAGGAGAATGAATATCTTAAATCAATGTATCCTAAGCAAAAGAGTTACATCCCTAGATTTGCTCTATTAATTCATATATTTTCAAGTAATTTTGATGAGAATGTTAATGTTATTGAAGTCTCTAAAGATAGTATTCTTAAAGCTGAAAAGTTAAGCAACTACTTTATTATGAATGCCAAGAAAATAAAGATTGAAGCTGCTGAATTGAAAGATATTAAATCAGCCATGAAAGGAGCTGAGACTACCTATGATAAATTACTTGCTATCTACAAGTCAGATAGTAACTTTAACAGAACAAAAGTAGCTGAACAGCTAGGTATTTCTAGACAGCAAGTAATAAATTTAATTAAAAAAATAGAAGAGAAATGAATAAAAAAATGATGGATCAAATGGATGTCAATGAATTGATGTCTACAGTGTGTACAATAGCTACACTAAAATACGATGGACACTTCACTATACTGTCCTTTACTACTAATTTTAAAGGCTCGTTTGGTACAGTAACTGAAAGAGAAGACATAGAGTCTTTAAGTCCATGTCTAAGTTTAAAAGAGTTATTATTACAAATGATATACTTAGAGCTATGACCAAAGAAAACAAAGCTAAACTCAAAGAATTAGAGCTTCAGACTAAAATAGCCAAGTATCCTAGCATGAATCCTAAGTACATTGGACTAACAGAGTGGACTGATAACTCAGCTAATAGCTTGACTAAGTCTATAATATTCTACATCAATGCTACTGGAAATCAAGCTGAGAGGATAGGTAATCAAGGCCAGTACAGAGAAGGTAACAAGATACAAGTAGGAACTGGTGAGATAGCATACACTAAACAACTACCAGGTAAGTGGACACCAGGTCAAGGTACTAAGGGAACTGCTGACATCTCAGCTACTATCAATGGCAAGTCAGTCAAGATCGAAGTAAAGTACAAAGCTGATAGACAGTCAGATGCACAGAAACAGTATCAAGAAAAAATAGAGAGTGCAAAAGGTATCTACTACATTGCTAGAGACTTTGACACATTTATTGAATGGTATGATAAAATAAATCAATAAAAATAGTTGCACAAGTAAAATAAATCATTACATTTGTAAACAATTAAATAAATATATATGCAAACAGAAGTAACCAAAGTGTCATTGTGGATTAAAATTCACAAGGCAAAAATGAGTATCGGTAAGGTAGTTAAGAACTCCACCAATCCTCACTTTAAAAAGAGCTATGCTGACATTAACGCATTGCTAGAAACAGTTGAGCCAATCCTTCATGAGAATGGACTGCTCCTAATTCAACCTATCCATGACAAGATTCTGACTACTCAGATAATTGACATTGAAACTGGAGAGATGATTGAGTCCTGGTTAACACTACCTGACAACATTGATCCACAAAAAATGATTAGTGCAACAACTTACTACAGAAGAGCAACACTTCAATCACTATTGAGCCTTCAAGCTGTAGATGATGATGGTAACTCAGTCAAGCAAGCAACAAAGCCATCACTAACAGATGACAGATTCAAAGAGGCTCTTAAATCTATTGAGTCAGGCAAGTACACAGCCGAGAAATTAAAATCAGAATTTTTATTAACCAATCAACAATTACAAGCACTATGAAATGGCACCCATCATCACTAGGTAAACTTATGACTGAGTCACGCACAAAGTCAGAAGTATTGAGTCAGACTACTAAGTCTTACATAGCTAACAAAGCAAAAGAGGACTTCTTTGGCTACAATTCTTTTGTCTCTACAAAAGCAATGCAGAAAGGCACTGACTGGGAGCACGAGTCTATAGAGCTTGTTAACCAGGTAAGAGATACTTTCTATATCAAGAATGATATTATCATTGAGAATGACTACATGATAGGCACTCCTGACATCATCTTAGACAATTCAATCATTGACATTAAGACTTCATGGTCCTTAGAGACTTTTCCTGCTATCTCATCTGAAGGAATCAACAAAGATTATGAATGGCAGTTGAGAGGCTACATGTGGCTTTGTGATAAGGAA